ACCCAGTTGACCTTGCCCACCATGACGCCGGCAAGCCAGCGCCACAGTTGGCGACGGAACGACAGAGAGTCGGACCTTTCCTGTCTAGGCGGCAGTGGGTGGTCCGCAAGCGTCGTCATGCGTTGCTCCCGATCTCCTTGGACACCACTTCGATCCCAGACAATTCCAGTAGCGACTGGTAATCGGTAAGGGGGTCAGACCTTGAAAGCGCCTGAGACGCTGCCGGAACGTTTATCGAGAAACGGTGAAAGAAGCCTCGCGCGCCGGGAAGAAGATCCCTGATCTCTCCCTTCTCGTCGGCGTTGGCGGTGGATACCGTCAGAGGGGTGGTCACGCCATAGTCGGTGCTCTTGAGCATGGGGTGATCGCCGTACTCGATGTCAATGGTGAGCACTAGGCCTTCCGCTGCGGCGTTTGTGCGGTAGAGGGGGCGCACGGAGATGATCTCCGACCGCTCGGGAGAGAGCCGCTCGATCTTGGTCTTGATCTGTGCCGGGTAGGTGTTGTACGAAATCCCCCCAGCCCCGTCGTCGTAGTGCTGCCCCCACAGCTTCCAGCCGCCGGCGGTCTCGGAGGACGACGGAATCAGGACCAAGCTGGAAAGCGGCTTGGTCTGATCGAAGAACCCCGTGGTGCCAAGCGACCCGCTGCCCAGCTTGGCGGCGGCCAGGTACTCGTCGATGCTTGCCACTGCTCCCCACTTGTTCGTCGACGGAGAACCCAGCGCCGTGACGGTGAACTCGTCACTCTCGATCATGTAGAGCGCCACCCACCACTGAGCATCCGCCCCCAAGTACACCCACCAAACGGCGCCGATCGACTTGTCATAGCCGCCGTTCAACAAGCTCTCGATGGAGTACCCATAGTTCGTTCGATCCATTAGGGTGCGGGCGATCCTGCCGAACCCTATGGGCAGGCTCTCTTCTCCGTTGGAGATCATGCGTGGCCCGTCAGTGCCGATGTAGTAGCAATCCCGGCCCGCCTTGATCGCCGGCCGACCGAAGATCGTTTGGTGCGCCTGCCCGATCTGCTGCGGATCCCACTTCGTGAGCCCGCCCTGGTAGCCGATCCTGTAGAGCCCGGTGCGCGTGAACATGACGGCGAAGTCGTTCCACGTCACCATCTCCTCTATCTCATTGCCCTCAGGCTCGCCGGTGATGTAGCCGTACCCTGCCTCGTTCGACCCGTTCGTCCAGACGCGGCAGTTCCCGCGAGCGCTCCAGTGCCAGCGATTTGCCTCGTAGCCGTTCACGCTGTCCCAGGCGTTTGCAATCAGCATGTGGCTCTGCACTCGACCGACGCACTTGCCAAGAACCTCGGTGCCGGAGCTCACCAGGTTGACGAAAATGCTGTCCACTCCGGGCTCGAACTTCTTAGCTACGTTCGCAGTGCCGCGAGTCTCGGGGATGTAGACGAAGAACGGGTTGCCAGAATCGCCGCCCCACTTGAAGAAGTTCCCCAGAACGCTCTCAAACGTCGCCGCCGGGGTGCGATCCACCAGGGTAGAACTCAGGGGGTTGGGAGACCACTCCCACAGTTTCGGCTCCGAGTTGGCGAAGTAGAGCTTGGAAAGCGCATTGGATCGCGCCTTGATAGAGAACCCAGCGGCGCCCGTAGTGGTGCCGGCCAAGATCTTCCTGATCGTGGGAATCAGGAGCGGCTGCCCGGAGTACATCGCGCAACCGGATCGCAGCATGACCTCTGTGTCGGCTCCGGCATAGAGGCTAGAGTCCGGGGTCATCTTGCCGAACGTGATGATCTTGGTCTGGTACCTGCCGTCCGCCATTGCGTCCTCAGAATCGCGGCCAGGGAGTCACCTCGGTGGGCATCTCCTCCTCTTCGGTCTCAATCTGCATCTCGCGCTTGATCTCCTCGTACTCTCCCGCCGCCACGCTCGCGTCGTCGTGAGCGGACAGTGGCCCAGCCTGCATCTTGTAGCGCACGTAGGCATTCAGAAGTTCCGCGCCCTCGGTGAACCACTCGTTCGTGAAGGTGCCCGGAGAGAAGTTCCATGCGCCGCTGACGAGTGACCTGGTTGGCGACTCGATCTTCTTGAATCCGCGGCCGGTGAGAAGATCTCCGGTCATGTTTGAGGGCTCTGGGTCGAGTGTCAGAGTGCTCCCCTCGACGCAGAAGATCTGTGGATTCCCACGGTACTGCGTGGTCGACCGCAGCTTGCCGAATACCTCGCTCGGGGTTTTGCGCTCGATGTCGTAGGTGGGCGTAGCGCCACCCTTGAGCAAGTAGGCCCACTTGCCCTCGACGCTGCGCATCGGAATGTCGAAGTCGCCGTCCAGGCTGTAGGAGCTGACGTTGTTCTTGAGCGCTAGGGTCCAGTTGTGGCGCATCCACTTGAAGCGCTCGCGCCTGTGTCTCTCGATCGCTCGACAGACGAAGAACCGAATGCGGTCAAGCGCGGCCGTAGTGTTGGGCTCCTTGAGATCCACGCGGATCTCTTCCACGGTGGCGGCGAAGTCTCCTAGCGCGTTGATCTCGGCCATGCGTCACCTCTGAGGATGCCGGGTGGGTGTCGCCGGCAGACCGCGACACCCACCCGGACAAGGAGAGAACGCCTGGCTAGGCGCCCTGCGCGAGATGCGGCGAGGTGATGACCGCCGCCGCGATGGTGCCGGCAGCGAAGGTCGCTGCCGTAGCCTCGAACTCCACGTAGAGGTAGAAGCCGGCGCTCGGAACGACGTAGCCCAAAGCGGCCTGCTGGTCGAGCCGAGCCACGCCACCAGCTTGCGGGATGGTTGACGGCGAAGAAGCGGACCCGATGAGATCCACGGTGGTCGTTCCGTCCGAGATGTAGGCCCTCATCGTGGCCGTGGGTGTCGCGTGGGTATCCATGTCGCTCGAGGACATGATCGCGTCCTCGATGCGGACACCCACGGGAACCTGCTCGAACTTGAACGTGTCGTTGGCCGCCGGGTTGGCGGCCACGGCGTGACGCAGAGGACCGCTGGCCACGAGTCCCATGACTCCCTTGAGCGGCGCCTCCTTGGCGATTGCGGTGTCGATGTTGGCCATGTGATCTCCTTCTTGGCTCTAGTACTGCTGGCCGTAGTCCGCCTGGCCGCTGATGCGGTCCTTGGCGTAGGTGACGACACGGAGGGAGCCGACGCGCGTGGCGGTGCCACCGACGGGGACCGTGTAGACCTTGGTGCCCGAGATCAGCGAGATCGAGGTGTAGGCCTCGTCATCGTGGTCGCGGGTGTTCATATAGAACTTGAACGGGTCCTTGGTGTTGCGGACGTGCCGGCCGTAGGCGCACACCGCCATTCCTGCGCCGAAGAAGACTCCGACACGGGTGTTGGCGAGAGCCGCCCCTGTCGAGGAATGGAGACCCCGGGTCAGGTGCGGCTGACGGAAGATCAGCACGTTGCCGTGCAAACCCTCGGCCCGCTTGAAGATCGGGTTGCCCTGCGCGATGCCGCCCTGAAGAGCGGCCTTCCACTCCCCGTAGAACTGGGAGTCGGCCTTGCGCGCGTCGGCCAACTGGTTCGGGTGAGCCAGGAAGCCGTAGTAGGGCTCGCCATCGACCATGAACGGCTTGATCTCCGGGTCCCTTTGCGTGGCGATGGCCACCAGCTCGTCGAGGATGTCGGCGTCGAAGGTGAGCGTCGTGTCGGCCTGCACCAGTTCGTCGGTGGTGACCGCCGAGCCCCCGGGGCGGTAGACGTCGCCGGAAGCGACGGCGGTGACCGCCTGGTTTCCCGTGTAGCGCGTGTCGGTCTGGAGCACGTTGCCGCAGACCTGGTTGCACAGCGCCACGGCGCGGCGGGTCTTGGCCCAGTCGACGCTGTTCTTGCGCGCCGTCTCGAGCATGGAGAAGGGGACGCGCTGCTGAGAGATTTCCCCCTCGACGACGAAGCCGTGACGCAGCTTGTCGATCGAGATGGAGAAGGTGTCGGTCTTGATGCCGACCTCCTTACCCTCGAGCTTGTTGCGACCCTGCACGCCGGGAACGTGGTCAGGCTGGAAGTTGTACGCTTGGGTGATTTGGTCACCCGCCTCCTTCATCGTGTCATCCCACTCGATGATGGGGAAGGTGTCTTCCTTTCCGATGAGGCCGTTCTTCGGGTCGAAGAGCGAATCGGATCGCCGCCACTGCATGTAGATCTTCGAGCGGACGATCTTGTTGACCTCTGTGTCGGAGGGGTCGTAGTAGCGCTGCTCCGTCATCTGGAGGCTCCTTGTGGAGTCAGAGAATCATCGTAGCCGGATGGACCGGCGGCTTCGCTTCGCCTCCGAATTCAACTGGCCCGGAGCAAGGCGCCGCCTCCACTTGGCTTCGCGGCAGGAGCCTCCGCTTTCTCTGACTGCGCCCCGATTGGTTCAAGAGGTTCGGGCGACCTCTGGTGAGATTATGTCGGAACGTGGCCCTCGGCCGCAACTCCGAGCAGATCCTCGAGGCTGTAGCTCTCCATCATCTCGTCAAACTGGTCGTCGCTGGCGCGCTTGTAGCTCTGCTTGGTGAGCTTGGCGCGCGGAGTGGCGCTGGCTGGCCGCGGCGCCTTTGTCCGTCTCACGCTCTCGGCCACGTTGCGCAGCTTGGGGTCCGTCACCTCGCTCTCGGATGTCTCGTCCGCCTCTGCCAGTTGTGGGCTCCAGCCGCGGGCCACGGCGCGCCGGTAGGCGATGTCATGGAGGTTCTTCCTGTTGGATGCTGCGAAAATGACCTGTTGGGAAATGCGCTTGTTGTGCTCCACCAGGGCCAGGCCGGCGATCTCTTCTTCCGTGAGCGGCCGGCCGTTGTTCTCTGGGCCAAGCGCCGAGATCTCGGCCTTCAACTCGGCGAGCTCCTGGTTTGCCAGCCACTTCGCAGCCGTGGGATAGTCCGGGTGCTCGGCCACGAAGGCTTCCTTGGTGGTTTCGTGGTGCGATCGGACGTCCGCCGAAACCGTCTGGATCTCGCGCTCTTCCTCGCGCTCCTGATCGCGTGCTGCCAGCTCCTTGACCGGGGCTAGCTCTTCTTGGATGATCCGCCGCACTCCGGTCTCTGGATCCTCAGAGAAGGTTGGCTCTTCCTCTTTCTCGGTCTCGGGCTCGAGCCTCTCGCGGATCTGCTGGATCTCTCCGGCCAGGCGCTCGAGTAGCCTCTCTTGCCGGTCGATGATGGTTTGCTGGTGGATCTTGACCTTCTCAAGGCCCTTGACCTCGCGGTTCAACTGCTCCGCCGACTTCTCCGCCGGATGGCCCTCGGCGCCATCCTCATCCTCGCCGGCGGCGGGCTCTGGCTCCGCCTCTGGCTCTGGCTTGGGCTCTGGCGCTGGCTTCGGCGAGTCGGCTTTCTTCTGCGGCCGCGGGCTCTTGGGCTCCGCGTCCTCGCCGAGCCCGGAGGACTCGAGGGCGTCTTCCATCGACTCGTCGGCTGCCGAGTCGTCGAAACTCTCTAGCGCTGCGCTTTCTTCGGGTGCCATGTCTCTCTCCTTTTACTGATCTTCCGGCGGCGGCTCTTCGCCTCCCCCGGCCATCATTGCCTTGTCGTATCTCATCGCGTGCTCGATCCACTTCTGGGCCGCCTCGCGCTGCATGAACTCTCCTGCCACCTCGGGCACGATCGACGCCGGCGCCCTCCCGGCGTTGACCTCGTTCTGGATCAGACCGGTCTGGATCAGGAGCTCGAAGGACTTGAGCTTGTCTTCCACCGAAGCGTCGGCCTCGTCGACTACGATGTCGAACGTGGACATGGACTCCCACTCTTCCTTCGGCGGGATGAGGGGAATCTCCTGCACAACCTCGCCTGTTTGTGGGTCCACCACTTCGTGAACCGACAACTTGCGGCCCACGATGCGCGCCAGGTCGTCCGGATCCAGGTGGGCGCGCATGAAGTCTAGGGTGAGGCGGCCGGCGATCTTGCGATAGAGCCGTAGGGAGTCGAAGATGCAAGCCAGGCTCATGGTCGCGGCTTCCTTCACCGACTGCACCACGTTGCCCGAGATCCTGCGCAGATCGGTGCCAAGATCCCCAAGGGCCCCGGGGTTGATCCCCAAGCCAGCATAGAAGGCCCGATCCACGTACTCGTAGAGCTGGACGAGATGGGGCGGAACCTGAGTCGCCGGCCACTCTTTGATCTTGTCAAGCTGGTTCTGCTTGGCGAGGATGATCTGTCCGGACTTCGGGTACTGCTCCGCCGCTAGTACGGGGTCCTTGAGCGCATTCTCCTCGGCGATGATGTTGCCCTTCGAGGACATCTGGACCGCGGTCACGATCATCGAAGAAACGATGTTCTTCATCCTCTGCTGGTCTTTGGTCAGATCCACCGGACCATAGAAACGGGTCCTGTTCGGCTGTCGGAACGGAATCGACGTCATCGCCTGGCGAGGGAACTCCCGGTAGGGCAGGTCATACTCGGCGATCATCTCTCGACCGACGAAGAAAGCCTCGCGGTACTTCCAGCGCGGCACCTCGACGTACTGCAAGGGGAACGGAGAGGCGCCTGCCGCCTCCTTCAACTCATCTTCGGTTTCGAAGACGTGATAGGCGCGGGGCTCCCCGGGGGCGGAGACCATGGTGTAGTAGTGGTGCGTCAGCTCCTTCCAGTTGTAGCTGACCAGGAAGACTTGCCGGCGTTGCATGTCGAGATAGCGACCGGAGCTCGTCACGTAGTCGAAGGGCCAGGAGCCGGACTTGTTGAGGTTTGCCGAATCTACCCAGAACTCATTGCCGGCGGAGAGCAGTTCGTCCGCCCTCTCGGCCTCGTCGGGGAAAGTAGCGGCGAAGTCTTCGAAGGAGACCCAATAGCCTCGGGCGTCCCACATGCGATCCAAGAGGTTCTTCTCGCGCGCCGCGGGATCCCACCGCATCTCCCAGTGCAGGATGGGCTCCACCACGGTCATGCCGGTGGAGACCGGACCGCGCATCCGATCCTGCCTCCAGCCGATCCACGAGATGTTCTCGATCGTGCAGTTGCGGAAGAAGTCGGACTCCGCCTGTTCGTGGTCCGCGGTCTGCCGCGTGTGCTTCAGGTAGCGTCGGCAGATCGCCAGCCAGTCCTCATCGGTGTCATCGGTGCCCGAGTACTCCGGCCTGACCCGAGAGGTGATTTCGCGCCCGGTCACGATGTTGATGACGCGGGCGATCTGGTTCTCGATCAGAACAGCGCGGCCTTGTGCGCGCCGTTGGGTCGCGGGGTTCTCTCCATCGACGTCCTGCCACTGAGCATCCTCGCCGCCCCATACGAAGCGATGGTTCTGCTCCGCCGTCTCCCACACCTCGGTAACGTGGGTGAAGCTCTCCCCCATGCGCTGCAGGTAGTGGTCCTCTGTCTTGCGCTTCGAAGTGAGCTGAAGGTCGTTCTCGGACTCCGACAAGCCAGCCGTGCTGATCTCTAGGTTCGCCATCACCACGCTCCAGCGGTTGCCCAGTGCGCCCTATCGCTGCGCTCGTCGTCGTCGTCTCGGTACGAGCGGGGCGGGCTAGGGAAGGCGAGGGGCTCCATGGTTTTGTGATTCTCCCACACCAGCGCTCCGGCATCCAAAAGGTCGTCCGTCACCGGCCGTGGGAACTTTCCCAGTTCGTTGTCGATGAAGTAGCGCACCAGGTCGTAGCGCCTGCCATCGCTGGTGGTCTCCATTCTCTTCGGGAAGAGCACCATCCCGTCCGCCAGTTGTGGTTGCCAGCAGGAGTAGATGCGCTCGATCTTGGTCTTGGTGGTGTTGTGGCACTTGTAGACCGGAGGAAATAGACCGCGCTCCGACAGGTAGAGCTTGGTGGGATCCACGAAATCGGCCTGCCCGAACTGCTCGATCCGCACCTGCTGGACTCCGAGAGAAATGTGCTGCCACTTGGCCACGAGACGGTAGGTTTCCTCGAGCCGCTCGTGCGGGGTGAACATCCCCCTTGAGCCGTCAACCCAAGCGAAGCGCTTGTCCGGCAACAGGGCCCAGACCCAAGTCGCCGTCGGATTGATGAGCCCCATTGAGGGGTCCTGGCAGATGACCACGTATCCGTTTCGGCCAAGCTCTAGCGACGACTCCTCGTAGTACCGCAGCCACTCTGGGTTCAGGCTCCTGCCGGTGCCGGCGCGAGTGTCGAGGCAGATCTGTTTCGCATAGTTGTCGCGCCCGCTTACGGGATCGTCGGACACCATCTTGTCGAAGCGAACTTGCAGCTCCTCGCGGGTGTAGTAGACCGGAGTGCCGCCCATGGGCCCGTCGCCCGGAATCGACAAGTCCTCTCCGGGGTAGACGCGGGCACGATCGCCGAAGGCGTTGACCCGTGCCATCACCAGGCCGTTCTCGTGGTACGGAGTCCCTGTGAAGGAGTAGATCGGGATGGTCGCTTGGGTGACAAGGTGGGCCGCCTGTGTTGCGGCGCGCTTCAGGTCTTCGATCGTGTCGTCGCTCTTGACCGCCTTGTCATCTTCCACGTCGTCGTAGTCTTGGACGTCATAGTGGAGCCCGGTGGGGAGTTGGTCGTACTTGAGGGCGTGGAAGCCGAAGGTGGACTCTTGTCGAGAGGTGGTGCGCCGCACGACCAGGCCCTCGTCAAGACTCCAAAGCGGCGCCCCGTCCTGCGGGTCCTTCGGCTTCAGGTAGAGCACTTCGGGGAACAGCCTCACCAGCGGCTTGTTGATGGTGAGCTCCTGCATGATGCCGCGGCCGTGCCGCTTCGCCGCGTCCTTCTGATAGGAGAAGATCCCGATACCTATGTTGGGATTGCACAGTGCGCGCTGGATGTTCCTGTTCTTGGTCTTGAGCGTAGACTTGCCCATCCCGCGGCCCACCATGTCCGGCGCCTCAGGGTCAGCTTCGATCTCGTGGCACCACTCGAGCGTCCACTGCCGTTCGAAGATCGGAAGCCCAGAGGTCTCGTTGATGAGCCCGCGGGTGGTAGATGTCCTGGTGGTGAAGTAGAAGAGGTCATGCGCGGTGAGCCACCGGATTGCCGCGTTCGCCGCGTAGGCGTCCTCCTCGAGTAGTCTCCAGACGATGCGGTCTAGGTCGTTGTACTCGTCAATCGTGGTCGGCCGGCCGAGGTCGAGCAGACCGCTCGATCCGTATTCATCACGGCACAGCCGGCAATCGCAGACCTTCACGCCTCTATCTCCACCGCCTCAACCTCAACCACTTCCAGCTCTATGGGCCTTGGCTTCAAGCGCCGCTGCTCGCTGAAACGATCGGCGACGAGCTCCTTGAGCCTGGTAACGTCATGCTCGATCTGCAATCGGTGGTCTACTTGGCCGGAATGAATCATGTGGGTCGAGCGACCCCAGTTCACCTTGTCCAGCCTCTCGTTCACCTGCAGCGCCACCGTGGCCCTGGTCCTGGCATCCACGTTCGGATCGTCCACGATGTCGTGGATGACTCCGGCATTCATCTCGACGCGCAGCGGGCGCGCCTCCTCGAACTGCCTGGAGAAGTCCTCATTGTAGAGCGCGTGAGAGGAGTTGCGCATCGCGTTGATCGTGGACATCGAGACGTCGACGCCGTAGATCTCGCGCATCATCTCGATTGTCTCCACCGCGTTGCAGCGGCAGTGGACATAGGTGCGCAGCCAAAGGTGATGCCAGCCGGCCGGCAAGCTGGAGCCTCTGCCGACTCGGTTCTTCTTCTGCCCGCGGCCCGGGTGCTTCTTCGCGTTGTGGTCGAGCCAGAACTGATACTGCTCGTCGAACTCCTGGCTCTGCTTGCGCCAGGCGCGGATTTCCTGGTAGAGGGTCTCCCACTTGACCGGGAGTCCCTTGACCGCGCGCGCGCAGACGTGCGTCACCTTCTCGCCTGCTTCTAGGCGCGAAAGAACGTATTGCTCCCCCCAGCCCTCCGGTCGCACCGGGGGCATGGCCTTAGACCCCTACCATCCGCCTCGGCATGATGCGGCCAGGCATGCCGCCTCTCTGGGCCTGCAGCATGGCGGCGATCGTCCCCAGGTCTGCGCCGCCGGCGTAGTCCAGCGGGTCCGAGATGGCCGGAGCGCCAAGCTGCCCGCCCGATAGAGAGTACCCCATGGATGCCGGAGTATCCCCGGGCATCGGTTGGGGCGCCATGGCGGAAAGCATCGGCGCCTGCGGTCGCGTCGGCGGCCCGGGTTGCGGCACCTGCGGCCGCGTGTTGGGCGGCATGGGGGCCTCGATCTGGGGGCGGCCGCGTGGGGCCGCGGTGGCCGAGAGGGTCGGCCGGGGGTTGTTGGGAGAGCCGCCATTCGGGTTGAACGGCGGGGCTCCCTGCGGTCGACCGACCGGAAGGCCGGCTTCCTTGCGCTTCTCGAGCTCCGCCTGCCGCATCATCATGCGCTTGCGCATGTAGTCGGCCGTGGGGTTCGAGGGCACCTGAGTGGGATCCGCGAACATGATCTCCCCCTACGCCCAGTCGGGCTTGTGCTGCCCCTTGCCGGGGTTCGTGGTCTTCCCTGGCATCTCGGGAGCCACAAGGTCTGGCCCCGCCTTCTTGCCGAAGATGTCGCCCTTGCCGGTGCCGCCCGACTTGTTGCCGGACTCGTCGGCTAGGTCTCCGGTTCTGAGTCCGAAGATGTCGCTCTTTTTGGGCATGATCCGATCCTCCTGCTGGTGATGATACTACTAGGACCAGGCGCCGAAGCTGCGCAGGTTGCTCTTCACCCGCGCGATCGCCTTGTCCAGCCCTGCGTTCGCTTCCAAGCTCGCCTGCATCGCCTCGTGCAGCGCGATGGTCGCTTGCTGCATGATGGGAGCCTTGGTCTCGGCCTTCTCGGCGCAGGCCCGGAGCTCCTTCTCGAGCTCGAGGATCCTGGCGCCCTGCTT